ATATGCACCGCCACCGCCACCGCCAGTATTTGCTGTTCCCGCTGTTGCTGGATTACCGCCCGCACCGCCACCGCCTGCACCCCCAGCCGATGAAGTATTTCCTCCACCGCCACCACCACCACCACGAGTTACAGAAGAACCCGTGATAGAAGACGCTGTGCCAGCGCCGCCACTTCCAGCCACAGCACTTGCTGAGTTGTTGCCAACCGCCCCAGCGCCACCGCCGCCGCCACCGCCTTCAAAAGAACCGGGGACATGGCGACCAGAGCCTCCATTGTTTCCTTGGCTTGGACTTGTACTTGGCGTATTACCAGAACCACCAGCGTAGGTTGTGGAGTTTGCTTGCGTTCCACCACCACCACCAGAGCCTCCATTTGAACCCACAGCCGTAGAACCACCACCTCCACCTCCAGTAGATGTAATGGTGGAAAAAACTGAATCAGAGCCGTTAACGCCGTTTGCCCCTGTTGCAGTCGCTCCCGCTCCGCCGCCGCCAACAGTAACTGTATAAATTGTTCCGCCTGCTAATGCAAACGATGCTGCTGTTTGATAGCCTCCAGCACCACCACCACCAGCCGAATTAACTCCTCTACCGCCACCGCCACCTCCCGCAATGACAAGATATTCGATGTTGTAGGAATATGCAGTAGATCGCAAAAATGCCCATCCAGCGGATGTGTACACTTCGTACTTTGATTCGGTTGTGTTGTACCGCATCATTCCAACAACAGGACTACCCGGTCTTTGTGCAGTTGTTCCAACAGGCAAATCAAAATAACCCGTAGATGAGTTGTTCTGATCGCTAACCATAGCCGGTGGTACAAGCAATGAGGTAGACAGTGAAGTCGTACCCACCGTACCTTGACCCGGCGCAATCACCTGCGTGATCGGGCTTGTGTAATACACATAGATGTTGTTCGTTCCACTGGACGGGGCAGAAGTGAACGTGATGGTGTTGCCACTGACCGTGAAGGCATCCGATGGGTTCTGGGCTACGTTGTTGACAACCGCCTGTACCTGAGCCACAGAAGCCACTGGGCGAGACAATGTAAACGCCGTGGTCGAGGCATTACCACTGAAATAATCAATGGCTGGTGTAAACGACTGCGTGGTGTTGGTATTGCCAATGAATGCCATGTTATGCCGCCAACAATACTGAAACAAACACGTCAGCCGATGTCGCTGCGCTGGACACAACCTTGAGTGCATCGGATGCAATCAGCACCACACGGTTGCCTTGAATCACTTCCAGCGAACCACCCACAGGTACAGTGGCTGTCTTGACCAAGTAATAATCCACAGCAGACCGGGTAACGTAAACATCACAAGTGATCGGAGAGGTTGTTGTGTTCGCCACCACCAAGCTGGCAATTGCCGCAGTTGTGGATGCCGCCACCGTGGTCAACGTGGACGCAGATGTGCCAACATTCTTGGCGACGTAGGAGGTATTTGTGTATGTTGCCATGTCAGCCCATCATAAAAGAGAGAAAGTACGCTTGGTCAAGGATGTTCTGCGTAGGTGGGTCGTTGGTTACCGAATACTCAGCGGGGTAAGACACAAAGACATCTTTTGTGCCAGCACTAAAATTAAGTGCCGATGGCTGTGTACCAGAGCTATTAGATAAAACAGTTGTTCTGGCAAGCGTTGTACCAGACGATGTGTATGTACCGATCCCAACTTCCCACTCGTTTCCGGTTTGTCCAGCAATGGTGTAATAAGTGGTGTTTGCGTCGCCAATGACGGCAAAGGACTGATACCCAGTTGATGCCCCGAGCAGAGTCACTGTCCCCGTACCCGCCGTGGTGGTCGTCTCTTTAACTCGGTCTGCAAGTACAAAAGCCATGTGCGTCCTTAATCCGTCTCAACCAAAGTCCAGTCAGGGGTTTCTGAGTTGTCTACCAACGCCCAGTTTGGAGTTTCTGAGTTGTCTACCAGCGCCCAGTTGGATGTCTCCGCGTTGTTTACCGATGCCCAACCAGCAGTTTGAGAATTGTTCACATTTTGCCAGTTTGCGGTCTGGCTGTCATCTACCAACTTCCAGTAGATTGCAATTACAGACCCAACAGAACCTGTAGCCTGAACCCCAGACAGCGCAAAAGATTTTGTCAGCCCAACCGATCCAACGCTCCCAACCGCCTGAACCCCTGTCAAAGCTGCTGTCCTGCCAACTATTACCGTGCCTACCTCACCAGAAGCTGCAACGCCAGACAAAGCAATTGAAATAACAGGGCTTAGTGTACCAACCGACCCTACAGCCACGTCGCCAGATGTTGCATCCGACTCGTTGTAAAGCATTGTCCCGACAGCGCCGGAAGCCTCTACACCAGACAGCGCAATTTGCCTGTCGCCAACACTTACCGTACCAACAGAGCCGGTAGCCGCTACGCCCGTTAATGCTTGCCCACCAAGAACCGTTCCAACATTTCCAGTCGCAGATACACCCGTCAGGGCAACGACGACTACATTTTCGCCAAGAGCGGCGTACGGTGACTGGGCGTATGCGGATATACCAAACATGGTTTACGGCCTGCGCCGCCTCCGCTTAGGTTGTAGCCAGACGCAACAATGCTGTGGTTGTGGTGCTTGCAGGCATTGTCAAAGTGAAAGTACCCGCCGTGATGGTCTGTGAACCAAACGTGTGAACGCTCACCGATTTGTCACTCTGAGAAGAGTTGTAAATCAACACCGCATCAAACGCTGTGGTCAAAGTCACTGACGTGTAAGTCAAACTGGCAGACGGTGTCCAGTAGGCTACGCCAGCGGTTGCTGATGCGTTGGTAGCCACGGGTGGGTTTGCGTTGGTCACAACCACGCCGCCAGCAGAGTATCCAGCACCGGACACTTCACCAGACACTGTATAAGCTGTGGTTGATGCGTTAATGGTGGCTGATGCCAAGTACAAAGCGCCTTTGAAAGTGTCGGCTGTAGAAGCTGCACGAATGGGTGAAACGCCAAAGTTATGGGTTGCTGTCAGTAACTCACCCATGAACGAAGTTGTCATTGATTGAGTATTTGCCATGATATTTCCTTAAAACGAAGCTGCTTCGCCACCAACAAATGCGGGGGGCTTCTTCAAAGTTACATGCGCGGAACGGTGGACAAGCTCTCCGTCCAACCAGTACTCAACCCATGTGGTGTGTTCATTGTCATTATCGACTGTACCTTCCCGCTTTTCAAGCAGAGAATCGTCCATTTCGCCTTTGGTTGTGGTTACTAGCATTACACGATCCTTATGATTGCTGATGTGTTTGATACAGCGGGGAACTGCACTACAAATGTTGTGGTTGAAGTCTTGTTTGAGCCAAAGTCCAAAACGCAAACAGCGCCATTGTCGCCTGCCTTGTAGATCAAAGCCCCACGGGCCGTGATAGCTCCTGACCATGAGGCATTTGCAAATGAGATGTATGCGGTTGTGTTTGGTGCATTACCTGTGGTGGGTGTCTGGTTTATTACAAGAAGTTCGCCACCAGCCGTATACCCAGCAGCCACAACCTCGCCCGTAGTTGTATAAGCCGTGGTAGACGCATCAAGCGTGGCTTCATTGGTATAGAGCGCAATGTAAAAAGTCCCAGACGTAAAGTTAAACGTACCGTTTAGCAGGCCGGTACGAAACGTGTTGCAAGAGTAGTTGCCTGTAAAAGCCATCAACGCACCCCATTATTCTGAGGCAACGGGGCTTCTCTGTACTGACCGCTACGGTATGCGTCGCTGCGTTCCATACCGTCTCCAAGGCGTTTGGCCAAGGCAAGTGCTTCCTTGTACTTGGCATCGTACCCAGTGATAATGTCAACTTCACCTTTCATAAAGGTGTATGCCTCTACCAAAGAGCCGTACAAAAGCACAGAATCAAAGTTGTCACCCAACCATGTTGTGGTCGCGGTGGTGATGGATTCTGGGTAGTAATAGTAGTGAAGCTCAACGTAATACGCCGCATCAGGCGTTGGGCCAAGGATAATTGACAATTCGTTGGTGATCGCAGAACTGACAATCGTCGGGCCAAACAACGCGTAGTATTTTGGAACACCTTTGTCGTTTGGCGCAGGGTACGCCTGACGGATGAAATTCACATCCTTGTTGAGTAAATACTCAAACGTGCCAGTATCCAAATCACCACCAACAACACCTGTCACCAATGCCAACGAATACACAGACAAAAAGTCATTTGGCAAAGACACGTACTTATTGCTTGACGTGATTGGCGTGTACTGATTCTTGCGAAGCGACGGGAACTGAACCGAGTTGTAAATGCGCTGCTCAGCCTGCTGAATAAACCGATTGATCTGAGCGGTTGAATTCTCAGTCGATCCATCAGCAAGGTATACAGGGGGAAACTGATTCTCCGTGTATGACTGAATCGCAGTTACAAGCTGGCTGTAGTTCATGCCATTGGGCCTCTTGCCAATTTGCCTTTGGTCTGCGCTTTACCGCCACGCACAACAATCCCAGAAGTTTTCATGGGAGGATAGTCTTGGCTGCGCACGTTTGCCACAGACACGTTTGCCTTTCGCATAGTTTCTTTTGCTGGCTCTTCGCCAACAACTACGCTTGGAGCTTTTTTAGGTTGTTTGTACTCAGCCATCTTAGCCTCCGCGACCAGAAGAGCGTTGATTCATGACCTTCGCCATGTTGCGACCATACTTGAGCATGTTGGCGTTTGTTTTGCCGCCAGCCGCCATTTTGTGCATACGCTTTTCGTGGGACTTAACTTCTTTGCCCGCGATCTTTTGTACCTGCTTCGTGTCCATGTTTAAACTCCTAAGTTACGCTTACCGTGACTGTACCAAGTTCCACCGCTAAAACCAAATTATTTGGAGTCAAAGCAGCATCAAAAAACGCTGCCCCACCCACTGGGTTCCAGCCCCACTGAAAGATCCGACTACCGCCACCAACAATACCTTGCGCATCAATGCTTGGGCTGTTGGTCAACACAATTTGCAAACCCGTGCGACCAGACAACTGGTAGCTCAAGTCCGGCCTTGGATCACGCACCCCCTGCGGGTCGTCCACTGGGTACATACCCAACTGTAGCTGCGGCTGATCGGGTTCCCAACACTGCGGGCACACCTTCAAGTCGTATGTTTTGGTTTTGACAACGAGTTTTTTGAGTGCCGTGAGCTTGAACCGGAAACCACATCGGTCGCACTCGGCAATCGAGTTCTTGCCAGAGGAAAACCGATTCCCCATCAGCTACCCCCAATGAACATCTGTCTAGGCACAAGACGCAACGCGGCGCGTTCCTGATCTTCGTCAGCCGCCGTCATCCAAGCCTCGTCATACTGCTGTTTCAAGATGCCCAGCCTGTCCATACCACCGGGCACTTTTAAAGCGACGTAGTAGGCCAATCCAGACACCATACATGGCACAAAACGAAACGGCACGTCCATTACATTGACACCGTTACCGGCATCTTGCACGCGACGCATGCGCCAGTACACAAACTGATAGGTCTGGGAGCCGTCTGGCGTTGGCCAAACAGTCACTCTGGGGGTGTTGTTGACGTAAATCTTGGCTGTTGCGCTGGCAGTGTGCGAGGCTGCTGTTGTGCCGTTTTGTCCACGGAAACAATTACTCAGGGTGTTGCCATCAATGTAGTTGTAGAAAATGGTTTCGCTGTCAAGGTTGATGTAACCAATGGCGGGAAGCCCAACTACGTTGGAAAGAACGATTGTGTCTGTTGTAGCGTTAATGCTGGTGGCCAACACCGCAGAAGTTGGGCTGATTTGGCCGTCCAAACGCTGATACCAGACCTGAATTGGTCTGGCTTGGGTTAATTTGTTGGGGATAGTGGCATATGTGGATACACTGATGCGTGTGATTGTCAAATCAGACTGGGTAGAAGCCACATTTGCGTTGGTTCGGATCACATGATCCAGCAAATCAACCGTGTCTGTAGGCACTGCGTAGGTGTTTAACCCTTGCTCAAAGGTAATGGTGCCCTGCTCGAACGTCCACATGTTGACACCACGGTTTGCCCAGTCGGCAAACAGCAAATTTAACGACCGGCGAGCCGTTTTAAGGTCATAACCAGTGCGCAACTCTGAACCAGCACGCTCAAACGCCTCCTCTACCAGTTCGGTGAGGTCTAAATTAAAGCCTGCTGACCCAGAAGTTGTTGCCATTATCTAAATCCCGCCGTTTTCTTTGCCACCTTGGGTGGTTGCTTCACGAACTGCTTCCCTTTAGCTTTGCCAGCACGTTTTGCACGCGTTGTTGCAGCGTATTCAGAAGGGCTAAGAGCTTTAATTGCAGCTTCAGGAAGGTATCTTTCGCCTGTGTCAGAAGAGCGTTTGCCACTTTTGGTTCTCCACTTTTGATCGCCCCAGTTCTTAAGGGATTGCTGCGGCGCTTTCAATCTTTGTACCCCCCGCCAGCAGCCTTGTACTTCTTGGCTACCAACTGGGCTTTTCTTGCTGACCATTGACCTGCGCCAGTACCGTGGGTAGCTGCTGCTTTGACTTGAGACACAATCCGCTTGCGCAAACTGGGCTTTGTGTAATTTCCAGCCGCGTTGACTTTCCCACCCTCTTTGTACTGGGTGAAGTCAGTGTCATCCCGACGGGCTTTTTTCTTCCCGCCGGGCATTTTTGAGGGGTTGATGTCCCCCATTCCACGGCTGGACATCATGTCAAATCATCCTACCTTTGGTCTTGCCTTTGACAGCACAACCGTCAGCACGGCTAGAAGCTGAACTGACTTTGCCGCCTTTTTTGTAGCCTTCTTCTTTGAGGCCTGCACGTTCACCTCTGCGAGCTGCCGCCCGTTCTTGCATACCAGTTTTTTCTGATAAGTAAGCATCGGCATCAGTAAACTTATCACCCACGTACTGCCCAGCCCTTTTTACGTACGCTGCTGGCGTGCCAAGCAAACCGCCTAACTTATCTGCTTCTTCTTGGCGTTCGCGGCCTACTGTACGACCATATTCGCGGCCTTCGTCTTCAATTTTTTTAAGTCTTGCAGATCGATCTGCAAGATAGTTTTTTTCTTTGGGTTTGTTGTCGGCCATGATTTACCCCTTAGCAGGCTTTGCCGCCCATGTTCATTTTGACCATCTTGCCTTTGGTTTTACCCTTGGACTCGATACCACCGCCTTTAGCGTAAGCCATGCCGCCTTTTGCCATCTTTTTCATTGGCATTTCTTTTTTGCCTTTTGCCATCTCTTTTTTCTTGGCAATCATTTCCATGAAAGGGTTTGCTTTAGCCATATCACCACCTCTTTTAAAAGTTTTGCCTTTGTCGGCGTTTGAAAAATCCTTGCCCACAGACTGTGGAACTCCTACTTTCTTGGCAAACGATGGATTGTTGGCCACCGCTTCCATGAAATTGTGTTGTTTCTTACTCGTGCTTGGCATACTTAGCCATCAAGTTTTTAACAGTTTCAGTTTCCCAGATGCGGATAATCATCCACACAATGGTCAATACTCCACCAATGAGCGCTACAACAGGAGTCATCCAGCCCATGAACCCGCCAAGTCCAACAACCACAGCAGCGCCATCAGTCATTGTTTTTACGTCGTTGTTCATACCATCCGTCCTTTGGTTTTGCCTTTGACAGCACAGCCATCTGCACGTTTGGAAGCTGTCATGCCGCCTTTTTTAAATTCATTTGCCCCCGCATAGGGGTACTCGGTTTTCTTTATGCCGCCTTCTGTGCTCACCACGGCGTTGCGTTCCGCAGCTTGACGTTCAGGTTTTGCTTTTATTGTGGTTAGTTCTCGTTTCAGCTCCATCTGGCGATCCAGTTTTTCAAGCTCCGTAACGGTGTCGGTTTTGTTTTTAGCAGCGTTTTTTGATGCTTGCGCTTCTAGGCTTAGTCCTCGTTTGGCGCTACTAAACCCGCCAGCGCCGCTGCCACCGCCTTCAAGCATCTGGTCATCAGTAGGTTTTTTGCCAATTTTTTTCATGACTACCTCAACATTTCCAAGCCCGTAGGCTTTTGTTAATCCTCGAATTTGGATCCTTGGCGGTTTTTTCGCTTGTCAACTTTTTCTTCATGCCTTCCATACGGGCGCAGAAAGAGTCGCGGCGTTTGCCGCCCTCTGGCTGAGGAGCTTTCAAACCCGGCTTCCCCGGGTTTGCTTTGTTGTAAGAGGCGCGTCCTTTGGCGTTCAAGCCGCCTTTGGGATTCTTCCCCTCTGCTCGTTGCCATGCTGG